CGGTTCTATTCGTTATATTCAACTGTTTAGCACATCTGCTTAATATGACTGAGCAAGACCTTAACGAGCGCCTGCAATCTTTGGATGCTCAAAGACGACAAGCAGAAGCAAATTTAAATGCGATTGCTGGGGCTATGCAAGAATGTCAATTTTGGCTTACAAAGTTGACTAGCCCCACAGAAGAAGTGGAGAACTAAAATGAGTATGCAAACAGATGTACAAGCGTCAGCACCGTTAACTTCGACAGGACAAGTAACTAATAATGCTGCTTCTCCTCTTGCTTTAGGTCGTATTCGTATTAAAAGCCTGTATGTAATACCAGGTGCTTCTGCTGGTTCTGTCGTATTTAGAGACGGTGGTAGCGGTGGAGATATTCTTTTAACCTTAAACACCCCAGCCGTGGCAAATGCTGGCGCATATAGCGTCATTATTCCAGGCGAAGGTATTTTGGCTGAAACCAATCTGCACGGTACTGTAACGACTACAACATCGGTCGTTGTTTTTTATGGCTAAGAAGACCCCATCCCTGTCTATTGGGCGTGGCGAAAAGTTACCAGTCTCGAAAGGGGCTGGGCTTACTGCCAAGGGTCGGGCTAAATATAATGCTGCTACTGGATCAAATCTCAAAGCTCCACAGCCCCAAGGTGGACCTCGGAAGAAGTCGTTCTGCGCCCGTATGTCTGGGATGCCAGGACCTATGAAAGATGAAAAAGGCAAACCCACTAGAAAGGCTGCGGCCCTAAAGAGGTGGAGATGTCCATGACAGAAGAAATACAAACAGCTAGGGAGTTAGCCACTCATGCAAACGATATTAAACATCTGCAAACAGATATGGATAAACTTGTTGGAGACATGGAAGAGATTAAAAAGTCGATTCAAATAATCCAAAAAACATTGTCTGAAGCAAAGGGAGGCTGGAAAGCTTTGCTTTGGGCAGGTGGAGCAGTTAGTGCTGTAACAGGCGTTATTGGTTTTGTTATGGGCCATTGGGGAAAATAAATGGTAAAACGTGTAAACCCAACCCCTTCTGTTCCTGCAACCCCTGCTAAACAAAACCCTAATGCAACAGACAAGGTAAATAAAAACAAAGTTGATCCAGGATTTAAAGAAGTATTGGATAAGGTTCGTGGAAAAAGTCAACAAGATGTACCTGATAATTACAAAAGTGGAGGTAAAGTGATGGCAACAAAACCCGGCCTATATGCCAATATCGCTGCCAAGAAAAAACGCATAGCTTCGGGGTCAGGGGAGAAAATGCGTAGCGTTGGGGCTAAAGGCGCTCCTAAAAAAAGTGACTTTGTAAATGCAGCTAAGACTGCTACATACAAAGAAGGGGGTGAGGCTAAGTCTAAAGTAAACGAGGCAGGCAACTATACTAAACCTGAACTACGTAAACGAATCTTTAATAGTGTTAAAGCCGCTGCGGTGCAAGGTACTGGCGCAGGACAATGGTCCGCTCGTAAAGCTCAATTAACAGCTAAACGTTATAAAGCAGCAGGTGGAGGTTATAAGTGAAATGGTCAGACAAGCGCAAAAAGTCGATCAACTGCGACAGCCCAAAGGGGTTCTCGGAAAAAGCTCATTGTGCGTCAAAGAAGAAGATGGCAGGGGGTGGTTTAGCAAAATCCCAGCAATCTTTAAAGGCTTGGGGAGAACAAGACTGGCAGACGAAGTCAGGCAAGAAGTCATCCGAGACGGGCGAGAGATACCTACCCAAGAAAGCAATACAAGCGTTAAGCTCACAGGAGTACGCAGCAACAACACGAGCAAAACGAGCAGGAAAGGCCCAAGGCAAGCAGTTTGTAAAACAACCATCCAAAATATCTAAAAAAACCTCTACCTACCGATAAAAAGGAAACACCATGAAACCAGTTGATAAAAAAACTAATCCAGGATTAGCTAAACTACCCACTAAAGTTCGTAACAAAATGGGGTACATGAAACACGGCGGAACAGTGCATGAAGATACAAAAGCAATGATGCATGGCGGAGAAATGAAAACTATGATGAAAGGCGGAGAAATGAAAGCAACTAAAGCAACTCGTCAAGGTCGTGCAATGTTGCCCGGTAAAATGTCTAAAAACTTACCAATGATTGCAGCTCAATCTGCTTATCAAAAAGGGGGAGAAGCAAAAGCTACTGCTTATGACAAGAAGCAAGATAAAAAAATGACTGCCCATGCAAGTACACCCGCAAAAACTGCTCATAAAAAAATGGGTGGTATGATGAAAAAAATGGGTGGTATGATGAAAAAAAACAAATGTTAAGAAGGAGTTAATGATGAAAAAACGTGGCGTAGGTGCAGCAATTAAAGGATTTGGCGCAGTGTCTTCGGAAACTACTGAACAGGCTAAAAAACCTGAAAAAGTAGATGTAAATTTTACTGCTCAAAAAGTACAAGGCACTGTAGATAGTCCTAAAACAGAACGTATTCCTCAACCCACTAGTTTTTAATAATTAATGGCAACGTCCGGCACAACAATATTTGACCTGGACATTGAGGAACTTATTACCGAAGCGTATGAACGTTGCGGTGTTGAGTCTCGTACAGGTTATGATTTAAAAACAGCAAGAAGATCTTTAAATCTCCTGTTTTTAGATTGGGCAAGTCGTGGCCTAAATTTATGGACTATAGAAGAACGAACTCAAGTTTTAACAGCTAATACGTTTGAATACAATTTGCCCACTGATACAGTAGATGTGTTGTCTGCGGTGATTCGTTCTCCTCAAGGAGGAGGTCAAAATATTGACATTACACTTAATCGTTTTAGTCAAGCAGAATGGCTACATACTCCAAATAAAACGGGTACTTTAGGTCGACCAGCACAATTTTATTACGAGCACACTAATCAACCTGTTGTTTATTTTTTTCCTTGCCCTGATAACTCAACAACTTATACTTTTGTCTATTACGCTATTCGTCGTATTCAAGATGCAGGAGCATATACAAACACCACAGATGTAAATTTTAAATTTTTACCTTGTTTAGTTTCAGGTTTGGCCTATTACCTTGCAATGAAAAAATCACCAGATCGTATGGTTGTTTTAAAACAAATATACGAAGAAGATTTTAAGAGAATTGCTGATTATGATCGAGATCGAGCTAGTTTTTATGCTGTGCCTGATGTAAGGATAAATTACTAATGGCTTATGCTCAAGGAAAAAGTGCTCTAGGTGCCTGTGATCGCTGTGGACAGCGATTTCTGCTTACTGCTTTACGAAAAGAATGGCAAGGACTTAAAACATGCCAATATTGTTATGAGCCAAAACATCCACAATTGGAGCCACGCCGTAATGTCTCAGACGCTATTGCGTTGCAAGAACCTCGTCCAATTCCTGACGATACGTTTAACGTATATATTGGCGTCATTGGAGATAGTGCTTTCGGGGCTAATGGCATGGTTCCTGTACCTGTTTCTAATCCAACCATTGCAGTGACATTTACTGGAAATATGATAGTGAGCACACCATGACTTATACAGAGTTAAGACAAGCAATTAAAGATTACACAGAAAACTTTGAGACAACGTTTGACAATAATATTCCGGTGTTTGTAAAACAAGCAGAGAACCGTATTTTTAATACAATTCAATTTCCTGCATTGCGCAAAAATGTAACTGGAAATTTAACTATCAACAACAAGTATCTATCTACTCCGACTGATTTTTTAGCTGTGTTTTCTTTAGCTGTTATAAATAGTAGTGGCGAATTTTTTTATTTAAACAACAAAGATGTCAATTATATTCGTGAAAATTTTCCCAATCCAAATACTACTGGTTTTGCAAAAGTGTATGCTCTTTTTGACGATAACACTTTTATAATAGGACCTACCCCAAACGCTAGTTATGCCATGGAACTTCATTATTTCTACTATCCAACGTCAATTGTTACCGCTGGGACGTCTTGGTTAGGAACTAATTTTGACCCAGTTTTACTTTATGGTTCTTTGCGTGAGGCTTATTTATTTATGAAAGGTGAGCCTGATTTAATTGCTAATATAGAACAAAAATACACAGAAGCACTTGGACAAGCTAAACGCCTTGGAGACGGTCTTGATCGTCAAGATGCTTTCCGTTCAGGTCAAGTTAGGATTCCGGTAACCTAAAATGTTGACACAAACTTTAACAACTTCTTTTAAACGTCAAATGGTGGAGGGTGTTCACAATTTTTTAACAGATACCTTAAAACTTGCCCTTTACACTTCTTCAGCTACTTTAGGACCAAATACCACTGTTTATACCGCTACGGGAGAGGTTACTGCTCAGGGTACTTATGTAGCAGGGGGGCAAATACTTACAGGAACTACAATTAGTACAGGCAGTGGAGCTTGTTTTATTACTTTTTCCAATTTAACTTGGACTAGTGTTGCTTTTACTGCTCGTGGAGCTTTAATATATAACAGTAGTAAAAGCAATAAATCAGTGGCTGTATACGATTTTGGCACAAATCAAACTGCAGGATCGTTAAATGTATTTAACATTACAATGCCTCCCAATACCGCAGATGAAGCAATTATTCGTATTCTTTAATTTAAATGACCAGCCAAATAATTCCAGACCTATCAGGTAAAAATATTGCTATTGTGGCAATGGGCAAATCCCATAGTCAATTTATCCTAGCCAAGACCCATTCTCAGCCAATTGATGAAGTATGGGCAATTAACGCTATGGCAGGGGTGATTTACCACGATCGAGTCTTTATGATGGATCCAGCCAGCCGATTCTTAGATAGTGATGATGCAGGCACTCAAACGGGGATTATGCGGTCGGTACTAGATAAACACACAGGACCAATTTATACCTGTGAATTAGACCCTCGCTGTCCTGGATTGGTAGAGTTTCCCTTAGATGAAGTAATGAACGCTTGTGGGACGGGGTACTTTAACAACACCGTAGCCTTTGCTATTGGCTATGCAATTGCTGCCAAAGTAGGTCAAATTCACCTGTATGGGATTGATTTTTCTTACAAAAACGTAGTCCACTTTGCCGAGGCAGGTAGGGCGTGTTGCGAGTTTTTACTAGCAAAGGCAATGGAACGAGGTATTAAGGTTGGTATAGCTCAAGGATCTTGTCTTTTAGACACTAGCGAGCCGACTATTAATAAGCTCTATGGTTATCACCGCCTTAGTGATCCTTTGGTCGTAGGATTAGAAAATGAACGGTTTGTGGCTAAAAAGTATTCTGAAATTAAAGATACGGTAAAAGACGAGGTGGAGTACAACCCACCAGAAGCAAAGAGGACATAAATGTTTGAAATTAAAACTGGCGATATTATCAGCCCCATCGTAAAAACAAGCAATTATGGCGGTTTACCGCTTGAAGAATTGACAGAACTCTGCGTA